CGTAAACGCCGTTTCTTAAATTCTTTAGTGTATCAAATTGATCTACAATTCTATATGATATGGCAATTTGCATTTCGTTTCTAATATCTTTTTCACCACCTTGATTTACATTGGCAGGTTTAGGTCTGAATCTTGCTAATACGGGTCTTGCTGTATTGGCCTCTATAGCCATCATACTTTCTAATGATCTAAAATTAAAACCTCTACTAGTTTCATAAAAATAATAACCAGCACCATTAAATTTATCACTTCTAGTTTGTAATGCTAATGTGTCTATAGCATCTAAAGGTCTTACTCTAGGGAATACATGTTTATGTAAACCTTTAGATGGTTCAAAATAAAAATCTTTAACTGAACCTAAAAAATCTTCATTTCTTACTATGTTGGCCACCATATTTGAATATGTTTGTTTTTGAGCATTACTTACCACAATCAATTCGTTTGTCATCATTTCTTTACTACAAAAATGTAATAGATAAGTTTGAGCTCTTGGTGTAATGCCTGTTCTATTTTGTATTTTGTAAACATACATTGGATTGCCTGACTTAATTGTAAAGTCATAACCTGAAGAACATGATGGTGTGAAGAATTTAAATTCTAGTCGTTCATTACCTGTTAATGGTAATTTACCTATTACGTTATTAGCATCTACAATTAATAGGTTGCCAGATAATGTTTTATTGAATATACTTTCATAGATATTCATGTCAACAACCATTGTATCAATACCAATAGAATCAGGTTCACTACTTCCATCTTTACTAACGTATGAGATTAATCTTATATCAGATAGGTAATAGGCACCAGGCTTTTTTATAGCACTGGCGTCAAGTGTATCATATATATTCATTTTTAGTCAGCCATTAAGTTTTCAAATTCTTCCAACAATAAAGGTAAATATGCTGCGTTTAATAATTTGATTTGTCTTTTTTGATCTTGTAATCTTTCTTCGTATTCTCTATTTGACACTGATACGGCATTTGGTGTATCACTGTTAACTTCTAATAAATGTGAATAATCAGTTGGGCCTTCACTTGTAGTTTTACCACTTGATTGTGTTATTTCATAATGATGTATAGCATCAGAATTTTCATATTTGTCATTTAAATATTTTTCAAGTTCATAAGAAGATAAAGGCCAACCATAGTATCTATCTGTTATATTATTTGTCATTAAAATTACCCAATGATAGTATGTACTACCAAAATGTTTTAGTGCTGTAATTTCTGGTGTTTCGCCTTCGGGTACGTCATATAAATCATATAAACTTGCCTCGTTTAAAACCTTTGATCTAATTTTAACTCTACGCATTAGATTAGTAACTAGTTTTTGGTTGCCATCGCCTTTTAAATCATATAGGCCTTTTGGAAAATAAGAAAAGTACATATTAGAATCCTTCGCCTATTGTTTTCTTAGTCATAATTTCTGTTTCAGCAAATTTTAAACTCATCTTGGTATAAACAGGAGCAGCACCAAAAGAATCTCCAGCAAATGTGCTGAATACTCCTTCATCGCCGTGTTGTAAATCCATTTGTTTCAATACACACTTACTAATTCTAGGAATATATGTGTTTCTATTTTCCATGTACATATAAGTTATTTGAAATTGTGATGGTACAATAAAGTCATTACCCATATCAGATAATTCTGGGTGCATGTGAAATTTAAATTTCTGTATAATTTTTTGTGCACTTTCTAATTCTTTTTGATTTTTAGGAGCAAATTCAAAAATATAATCAAATTCTCTCATTGGTACACCTTTAAACACCATTTCTAAATTTGGGTTAAATGCTCTACCTGTTGCCTTTTGTAATGCGCCTTTTAAATCACCAGCACCTGGTATTAAACTAACGGCCATACTGGCAATTTCTGTACCTAGTTTAGCACTTACTTCTTTTATTCTACCTACTAAATCAGCAGGCGAACCTAATTTAGCACCTAATATATCACCTAACATTCCTGTTTCTGTGCCTTCATGTTGTACATTATAACTAGTTTTTAATCCTGGAGGTGTATATAAAATTAATGTATCTGATACTCGACTATGTCTTTCACCTATTGTTCCAGCATTTATACCTGAAGATGCTTTTACCACTCTTGATTGAGCAGCCTGTTGACTTCTTGTATTCTTATAACCACCCATTTGGCTTTCTTTTAAATTTGCTTTGTCAGCAACAGGATCATTACCTAAAAATTCTGCTACTTTATTTGATCCTTTTTTTACACTATTCCAAAGTTGACCCCATGCTGTATCTGTTTCTAATATATCAAATATGATGTAATGGCCTGTGCCTAAATTCTGTACATTTTCTGGATAATAAGCTGTTCCGTATTCATAAGGATTTGATTTCATGTGAGCAACAGGACTTGTGTCATTTATCTCTAGTGGAGATTTGTTTAGTATTTTAGCGGCAGCAGCGTTCTGTGCCGTATTATTTTTTGATTTGTCAAATAAACTACCAGCAATACCAGCGGCAATACCTAATGCCCCACCACCTGTAAGATTCCCTAAATTTCTTTTGATTATATCTGCTACACCCATACTCGATAAATACCTATGTGATTAATAGTAATATTTATATGTGATATGAAAGCAAGTTATAAAGGAATATATAAACCCATCCACCCTAAGAAATACATTGGTGATCCAAATAAAATAGTATATCGTTCATTATTGGAAAGACGTATGATGGTTTATTTGGATAAAAATGATCAGATTGAATTTTGGGCAAGTGAAGAATTGCCTATTATGTATAGATCGCCTATTGATTATCGTATTCATAGATATTTTCCAGACTTTATCTTTAAGTTAAAAACAGGTAAAAAATATATGGTTGAGATTAAACCATATAAACAATGTTTCCCCCCAAAAGCACCTAAAAAACAAAGCAGGTACTTTATACGTGAACAGTTAGAGTATCTTAAAAATCAGGCCAAATGGACAGCAGCCAAAACCTATTGTGAGGGTAATGATTTAGAGTTTAAAATCTTCACTGAAAAAGATATAGGCGTCTATAATTAGACATAAATATAGTAAATGGCAAGTATATTAGACACTCTAGCAAATAAACAAGGCGATACTCAAAAATCAGCTTCTTGGTATAAAAATGCTGTTGCTTCGATGGCAGATAAAGTAACTGCTAACAAATTGATGGCACAAGGCAAGTTGACAGGTCGACCTAATGTTGGATTATTAAATATGTTTTTTTATGATCCAAAATATAAAAAGACATTACCTTTTTATGATACTTTTCCATTGGTGTTGCCTTTAGAGGCAATAGAAGGCGGATTTAGTGGGTTAAACTTTCACTATTTGCCACCAATATTAAGATTTAGGTTATTAGAACAAATGCAAAGATGGGCAACAAATAACAAAATGGATTCTACAACAAGGTTTGATGTTAGTTGGAAAAGAGTAAAAAATATACCTTTAGTTAAACCAACTATTAAAAAATATCTATATAAACATGTAAGATCAAGATTTTTAAAAATTGATGTAACACAAGCAGCTGTAGCAGTTTATTTACCAGTTCAACAATTTCAAAAACGTTCTGATACTGGTGTTTATTCAGCATCTAAAGGAATGATCTAATGGCAATATTAAGAGGCGGAGTTCGTATTGGTGGTTTTGATATTAGATTAGGTTTACCACGTGATAGGTCTTTAGATGATGTAGAAAACGATCCAAGGTTTAGGCAAAAAGCAGGTGGTAATCCTGAAACAACGATAGGCCGTTTTCAATCTTATATTAATGAGGCAGAAGGATTTGCTCGTAAGGCCAGATTTTATGTTGAGTTTAATTTACCAAGAGGAAATAATGGTGGGTATTTGGGTAATCTACAAGGCATTGACGATTTAAGCCAAGTAGGTGTTTCAGATGCAACTTTAGAATCAGCAACAACATTTCCAGATTCAGGTTCTTTAAAAGCTGTACACGGCACTAATGGTCGTAGAGTTAGAGCATTTTGTTCTGCTATTGCTATGCCTGATAGAGATATTCAAACAAAAGAAATTAGACACCACGGTCCAGCATACAAAATTGCTTTTGATCATAAGTCAGCAGACATTACAGCAACATTCTATTGTGATAAGTTTTTAAGAGAGAGATCATATTTTGAATTATGGCAATCGGCCATTTATAGTAATCAATCTAACAATTATAATTTTTATGATAACTACGTATCTGATATCAATATTTATCAATTAGGTCAGTTCGCTAGTCGTAATGAAAGAGATGATATAACTTATGCTGTTCAATTGTATGATGTGTTCCCTAAAATTATTGGACCAGTTGAATACAATTACGAAGCTAATGCTGTTCAAACATTTACAGTTACATTTACATTTAGATATTGGATTAACTACTTCTTAGATAAATCAGGCAATATTGATTTAGGATCACCAGCATTTAGAGATGTTACAGTTAAAAGTGGATATGGCATATTTGGAGGCCTTCTAAATAAATTACCACCAGAATTAAGACGTGCTGGTCAAGATGTATTAGAAGGATTAAAAAGACGTATTCCAATTGGGGGTATTACAGGTGGTAGAGTATTCCCTCCATTCGGCAATTTACCACCACTTAATTTATAATATAAAAGGAGTTAATTATGACGTTACCAAGAGTTGATGTGCCTACGTATGAGTTGACGTTACCATCAGAAGATAAAAAAATCAAATTCAGACCATTTCTTGTCAAAGAAGAAAAGATATTGTTTATAGCACTTGAAACGGGTGATAATAAACAAATGGTTGATGCTTTAAAAGAAGTTATCAATGCTTGTACTTTTGATGTGTTAAAAGTTGATCAATTACCAATATTTGATGTTGAATATATTTTTTTAAATATTCGTGCAAAATCTGTATCAGAGATAGCTAAATTCAAAACTATCTGCCCAGATGATGGTAAGACTTATGCTGAAGCTGAAGTTGATTTAACTAAGGTTGAAGTTCAAGTTGATGATGATCACACTAATAGAGTAATTGTAGATGATAAAAGAAATTTAGGTCTAGTATTAAAATACCCTACATTAAAAAATTATGATATAGGTAAAGGTATAGATACACTGGAAATTGAAAAGGTATTCAATATATTAGTTGATTGTATTGATCATATATTTGAAGGGGAAAAGATATACCCAGCAAAAGATAGTTCAAAACAAGAATTGAAAGAATTTATTGAAATGATGCCACAAGAATCATTTAGTAAAATCAAGAAGTTCTTTGAAACTATGCCAAGACTGAAACATGAAGTTGAAGTAATCAATCCTAAAACTAATGTAACAAGTAAGGTTA